ACTCAATGCCCTCGGGACAACATCTTCGGCGGCGGCATGTATCACATCTTCGCTACCAAGCTGATTAAGGAACATGGGTTGGCTTGGTGGGACAAGAAGCTTGAGGGCTCGCGTCAAGTCGTTAAGTACACCCGCGTAGACCTGGAAGAGATGATCGAAGACCTCAAGCGGAAACTAGAACAACTGGACTTGCCCAAGGCCGCATGAGCTGGCTCCTTGCCCTTGATGTACCGCAACGCACAGAGAAGCCTGCTGTCCAAAGAAAGAGACGACCGCAGGTAAGAACCGTTCCCCATCCAGGCAGAGGAGGAAGGCCCGTGAAGTGGGGGCGAGTCACCTATCCCACGATCAGGGAGTGCGCTGCGGCTGTTGGGTTATCTCCTTGGGCGATCAGAAGGCGGATGGGATGGAAGAAATGAACATCTGCCACCGCCCTAACTGTGAACCAAAGCTAGAACCTCAACCCCTCCTGGTGCGTTGTTCTAACTGTGGTCTAGCCGGTGGAGTAGGGAGGACTTGCGAAGAAGCCATCAAGGTCTGGAACTCCATCCTCGACGAATACAACGACGCTTATTTCATGGCTGGGTGTATCGCCAACGACCAGACCGACATAAGACTTTTAAGCGTCCCCGCCCAGAGATTAAGGAACCTAGCCGCTAAATTCATTGAGCTGGCGGACAAACAAGAGAAGAGCTAAATGGACGAAGAAGCCAAGAAGGCAGAGAAGAAGCGCCGGCAGCACGAAGCCTGGAAGCGCTGGTACGAAAAGCACGGAGCCGCCTACCGGCAGAAGAGGAAGGAACGTGAAGCTTTAGCCAAATCGGGTGCTCAGTGAGGGAGAAAATCTACCGCTCGCTAAATACGTCCGATTTGTCCGATGAGGAATGGGAGAACGCGGCCCATGTCGTTGCCTCTTTGGGTGCGGCGCAAATTAACCGCAAGCATTTAGCTCTGGGCGCTTTGATTCTTCACCTGAGAGCTGGGCAAACTCAATTCCTCCCCAAAGTCCTGTCTCTCCTTGGACTCAAGATCGTTTCTATGGCCCGCAGGAACGCTTGGAGCGGGGTAGGGCGGCACAATGCCCATCTCATAGCCCAAATCGCCTTAGATCGCTTCCTGGACAATCTATGCGGCACTTGTAACGGCGTTGGAACCATCGGGGAGCTGGGTCAGGTTATTGTGATTTGCCAGGATTGCAATGGATCTAGGAAACGAACTCCGGATGATTTAGCTGCGGCTCAGTTTATGGGGATTGATTTAGCTCTCTTCCGAAAGATGCAAATGCCAGAGCGCTTGAGGGAAATTCTGGCAATGCTCGAAAGGATGGAGGGCTACGCAACTGGCGCTACTAGGGAGCAAGCCAGGGAGTCGGCGTGACGGACGAAGAGAGGCGCGAAGAGATACGCTGGACCCAAGAACACAAATCACCCCACGGGTGCGGTGATAGAGGAAAGGGTGCGTTTTGCGCCCAGGAACTTGATGGCACATGCCCCAGAAGGAGCTGTGCCTACTATGGACTGCAAGCCAGCGAGAAGCCAGCTATTTAGCGAATAGGTCGTAGACGACCGCAACCCATTGTGGTCGAATGCGTTTTGTTAGTTTGGCCGTAAGTGTATCTAGAGCGATGCCCGGTTGAGTTAACTCCCGGTGTTCAAGGACAAGCGGCATCGTTTTCTCTGTAGGGATGGGCCGAGGGCTTTCGCCCCCGGCTTTTAAGCTAGCGCGCGATCAGCAGAAGCAGAAACAGGATGAGCCCCTGTAGCTGCCGTAAGCTAATTTGCACCTTGATCGTCAGAGACAACATCGGGCAATAGCCTTAGTCATCGCTGGCGGGCCCGCCAACAGTTAAGTCGGCTTTATTTATCGACGCTTGCCGGCGTCTAGCCGATCCACCGCTCTAGAAACGGTCTCTCGACAGCTCGGCTTGGTTGTCCTGTGGGCTAGTCCGCCGTCACGGCAGGTTGTTCGGGGTCTGGTGTCGCCAGTCCGATTCCTCGCGTTGGTAGGACGGTCCCCCGCAGGGCCGCACCTTAAGCCCGTTTGCTAGTGGGCTCCGGGAAGCAGCTACTTCCCGTCAGCGCCGCTTTCGTTTGGCCTCGCTTATGGGCTGAGGCGACTAGTTACGACGCCTTGCCAATAATTTAACCGAATTCAGCCCCCGCCGGACACGCTTCCACCGTCATCTACTGATAGCAAGCGGCTGGCCGCGCCGTGGGGCTGAAACCAACAAGAAGGCAAATCGACTGATCTACGCAATCAGGGCTGTAGGTACCGAGTACGTCAAGATAGGCAAAGCGGCGAGTGTAGGGAAACGCCTGAAGGAGTTGGAAACCGGCTGCCCTCATGAGTTGCACATCGAGGCAGTAGCCGATTGGCCGGATGAAGAAGAACGCCGCCTGCATCGCTACCTAGAGGCCAGTTTCGTAAGAGGCGAGTGGTTTGAGGATGGCGCTAGGGTTCAGGGCTTAATCAAGCTCATGCAAGACCCCAACGGACTTGATGCCTGGAGGACCATTTGCGAGCACCTTGGCTGGCGTCAACCAGAGAAGCCTAAGCGCGGAGAGAAGACCAAGTTCGACCCAAGGCCAGAGCCCAAGACGCCGGAAGAAATACGCCGCGAGGAACGCAAAGAATGGTGGAAGCGCAATGAGCACAGCCTTAGCCAGCATCAAGGGAGCACTTAACCCGCTCAAGACGGCTGATGTAGGAGATGTCCTAACCAGAGTGCTGAACGAGGAAAGCACCAAGGACATTGCAGCCTCCTACGGAGTGACCAGATCAGCCCTGAACCAATGGCTCCTAGCTAACGCAGAGGGCGACTGGAGAACAGTCCAGATCATTAGGGCTCATAAGCGTAAGGACGAAGCGGAAGAAGAGATAGACGCCGCCACCGACGCGCTGTCCCTCGCGCGCGCCAGGGAGAAGCTGAAAGCCGCTCAGTGGGATTTGGAGAGGATTTGCCGCAGGATCTACGGTCAGGATGTGGGCGCTGGAGATGTTGCGCGGATACAAATCAACCTGAACTTAGGTGACGGTCCTGGTGCGGCGCACACAGAGAAAGTGGTGAACGAGCTGCCTAAAGATTAAGCAGCGTTCATAGCTATGTGCGTTGCAATATCCGACATTCTTTTAATACGTTAACTAGCGTCCCTCCACGAATCAAAGACTTACAGAGCGTGACGATTATCTGACGCTCGCGTAGTCGCGTTGTCATCGCGCAACGGATTACAGAAAGATCTGGCGCAAGGCCAGGCCAATGAGGGCTCCCTATTTTCTCGGCAGGGCCGGGGCGGGGCGTCGAAACAGACGGGGGAGGGAGGGCGCCCGTAACCGTCCCTTTCCGCCACACGCATTTTCATTCAAAAGATTGGACTTAATCCCGCTTGGACATTACCTACAGCCCGTCTGGGCCTGTGTGCGCTGAGTACATACGGGATAGATCGTTTGTAAGCCTCATAGAAGGCCCTGTGGGGAGTGGTAAGACGGTGGGGAGCATCATGAAGGGTCTGAGCGTCAGCATGGCTCAGACGCCTCATGAGAGGGTCAGATACAGCCGGGGGATGATTCTTAGAGCTACATATCCCGAGCTGAAGAACACCGTAATTAAGTCTTTCCAGGAGTGGTTCCCGGAGCAGGTTGCTCAGATTAAGTGGGACTCTCCGATCACTGCGAAGTTGGATTTTTGGCTTCCCGATAAGACGAGGGTTAAAGCGGAGATTCTTTTTCTCGCTTTGGACCGTCCTGAAGATGTCGGGAAGATCAGGGGTCTTGAATTAACTTGGGCTGCGATTTCCGAGATGTCGGAGTCTCCCAAGGATGTATTTGATATGTGTACCCAGCGGGTTGGTAGATACCCTCCTCAAAGGTGGGGTGGGCCGACTTGGTACGGAGTCTTTGGGGATACGAACTTCCCGGATACCGACCACTGGATTTACCGGGTTTTTGAAGAAGAACGACCCGAGGGGTTCAAGCTTTTTAAACAGCCTGGGGGGTTGATTGACAAGGCCGGTGTTTACGTACCCAACCCTGATGCGGAAAACATCGCAAACCTTCCTGGTGGGTATCAGTACTACCTCCGACAGATTGCGGGTAAGGACAAAGAGTGGATCAAGGTTTTTGTCTGCGCTCAGTACGGAGTCATAACGACTGGCAAGAGGGTGTATCCACAGTACAACGACGATATCCACTGTAAAGAGATCAAGCCCTACCCGAACAAGCCTTTGTTGATCGGGCTGGATTTTGGGCACCCTGCGGCGGTTATCGCCCAAGTCTCTCCTACGGGTCAGTTGAGGGTCTACGCAGATTTAGTCGAAGACTCCACGATGGGGATTCAGCAGTTTGCGAGGGACATTCTTAAACCTTTCTTGGCAGAGAAGTTCCCTGGGTATCGGTTCCAGTGTGTCGGTGATCCAACCGGGGTGAAAAGAGCTGATTCCGACGAGAAGACAGCTTTTCAGATCCTCGCGGATGAGGGGTTCATTGCCATGCCGGCCATCACAAATGAGCCCAAGCAGAGGCAAGAAGCGGTGAAGAGGTATTTAACCAAGATGGTCGCTGATGGACAGCCTGGGTTTTTGGTGAGTCCAGATGCTAAATACACCCGTAAGGGATTTCTGGGTGGTTATCACCTCCGAAGGGTTCAAGTGACCGGCTGGGATCACTACCGGGACGTTCCAGACAAGAACGAGTATTCCCACGCCCATGATGCTTTGCAGTACGTCGCGCTTTTCTCCACGACTGCTGAAGCCTCTCAAGACTTCGGGAAGAAGATTTCCTATCCCAACGTCGGTGTTGTATGACGCCCCTTGAGCTGAAACAGGCCTTCAAGGTGATGGAGGCGAGGGTGAGGGTTCTTGAGGCTGAGGTAACGGCGCTGAGAAATCGAGTCGGGTCTTTAGAGGCCAAGTCCGAAGTGACGCCGGCTGAAGTCTTAGATGCGGTGAAAGAAGCTCATAAGCCAGTCGAGAACAAAAAGAAGCTTTGCCCGAAGTGCGGCAAGGTTCCGGGGTATTTCTTTCACGTCCGTTCGTGCCCAGGGCCGTAATCAGTCCAGCACGCCAACAACAAAAAGAAAAATATGGCGCTAACGGAAACCGAAATCAGAGCAGTTCTAGACGAGGAGATCCGAGGAGCTGTCGGATATTCGTCTTCGGAGCTTTCAAATCAGCGAAAAACCGCCCTTGAGTATTACTACGGGGAGAAGTTCGGTAATGAGGTAGAGGGAAGGTCTAGTTACGTCTCCCGTGACGTAGCGGACACGATTGAATGGATCATGCCGTCGCTCATGAGAATCTTCACGGGCGGGGACAACATCGTTCGTTTTGAACCTCAAGGCCCGGAAGACGAAAAAGCCGCTCAACAAGCGACTGATTACGTCAATTACATCTTCCAGAGACAGAACGACGGGTTTCTAACCCTCTACACCCTCTTTAAAGACGCTCTTCTCTCGAAGAACGGCTTTGCGAAGGTTTATTGGGAGGAATACACAGACTACAAAACCGAAACGTATGAAGCTCTGACGGATGATGAGTTCGCTTTCATCCTCCAGGACGTTTCGGAAGATGGGATTCTTCAACACACCGCTTACCCCGGCCCTCAGGGCGTTTTACATGCGGTGAAGATCAGGAAGCAGACCAAAACAGGAAAGGTCTGTGTCGTTCCTGTCCCGCCTGAAGAGGTTTTGGTAAACAGATATCCGGTTGCTCCCTTAAAGAGAAACCGTTTCATCTGCCACCGCAGACGAGTGACGATCTCCGAACTCAAGGAGATGGGATACCAGGACGTTGACGATCTTGCTTCGTATGAAGATGAAGACTTCAACGAAGAAAGAGTCTCTAGGTACGCCTTTGACGAAACAGACGAGGGCGACAACCCCACAAGCAAGGGGAATCGGTACGTCTGGTTAGCAGAGTCGTACATGAAGCTGGATGTAGATGGGGACGGGATTGCCGAGCTGAGAAAGATCACGATGGCCGGTGATCGGATTCTGGAAAACGAGGAATGTGACTCCATTCCTTTTATCACCCTCACCCCGATCATCCTGCCTCACAAGCTTTACGGGATGTCCATCGCTGATCTGGTGATGGATCTGCAACTGCTGAAGAGCACGGTCTTTAGACAAATCCTCGACAACATGTACCTCGCCAATAACGGGAGATACATGGCCCTTGATGGGATGGTGAACATAGATGACCTACTCACATCGAGGCCGGGCGGGATTGTTCGCGTTAAAACTTTTGATGCTGTCAAACCGATGCAACCGCCCCTCCTCGGGGCACCGGCCTTCAACCTCCTTGAGTACATCGACACCATCAAGGAAAACCGGACAGGGGTTACTAGATATAACCAAGGACTCGATGCCGACTCGCTTAACAAGACTGCGACTGGTATTAACCAGATCATGTCGGCTGCTCAGAGTCGTATTGAACTCATTGCTCGCGTCTTTGCGGAAACCGGGGTCAAGGATCTCTTCTACGCGATCCTTGAAGCGGTCCAGAAACACCAAGACCACGCGAAGGTAATCAGGCTCAGAAACGAGTGGGTTCCGATGGACCCGCGAGAGTGGACTTCCAAGTTCGACCTCTCTGTAACGGTGGGTCTGGGTACGGGGTCGAAAGAGATGCAGATGGCGGCGCTGGCGGAGGAAGCGCAGTTCCAACTTGCTGCCATGCAGGCTGGGTTGCCGATTGTCCTCCCGGAGAACGTCTACAACCTCCGTATGAAAGCTCTGGAGGCGAAGAACATCAAGGGCGGGGATTTGTTCTACACCCATCCTTCCAAGTTCCCGCCTGCTCCGAGTCAGCCAGATCCCAAGATGCTTGAAGTCCAAGCGGGGATTCAGGCCGATCAGGCGAAGCTTCAGATTTCCGCCCAGAAGACTCAAGCGGGGATCCAGCAGAAGCAGGAAAAGATGGCTCACCAGATGCAGATGGATCAACAGAAGATGGCCTTTGAGAGAGAGAAAGCTGCCATTCAGGCTGATCTTGAGAGACAGAAAGCCATTGCCGACCACCAGAGGGAAGTCGAAAGGCTGGAGATGGAGAAAGTAAAACTCCAGCTTGAGATCGAACTAGAAAAAGCCAG